CGACTATATCGGCATCGATGCGACCGGCATCGGCCAGGGTGTTTACCAGCTCGTGCGCTCATTCTTCCCGGCGGCGCGCGCTATCCGCTACACGCCGGAAATGAAAACCGCAATGGTGCTGAAAGCGAAAGACACCATCAGGCGCGGGTGTCTGGAATATGACGCCGGGGCAACCGACATCACGCAGTCATTTATGGCTATCCGCAAAACCATGACCAGCAGCGGCCGCAGTGCCACCTACGAAGCCAGCCGCAGCGAGGAAGCCAGCCACGCGGATATAGCATGGGCAACCATGCACGCGCTGTTAAACGAGCCGCTTTCCGCCGGTAGCGGTATGCAATCAAGTTCCATTCTGGATATTAACTAAGATGAAAAAACGCCAAAAGAAACAGCCAAAACAGACCAGCATGACCGCCAGCGCGCCGCAGAAAATTGAGGCGTTCACCTTTGGTGAGCCGTCACCCGTTCTGGATCGCCGCGACATCCTCGACTATGTCGAATGCATCAATAACGGCAAATGGTACGAGCCGCCGGTAAACTTCTCAGGACTGGCAAAAAGCCTGCGCGCCGCCGTGCACCACAGCTCCCCTATTTACGTCAAGCGCAACATTCTGACCAGTACCTTTATCCCGCACCCGTTGCTGTCTCGTCAGGACTTCAGCCGCCTTGTGCTTGATTATCTGGTGTTTGCAAACGGCTATCTCGAAAAGCGCATGAGCGTGACCGGCCAGCTCATGAAGCTGGAAACCTCACCGGCCAAATACACCCGCCGTGGTGTTGAGGATGGGGTTTACTGGTACGTGTCGAGCTTTACCCACCCGCACCAGTTCGCCCCCGGTTCGGTGTTTCATCTGCTTGAGCCCGATATCAATCAGGAGCTCTACGGGATGCCGGAATACCTGAGCGCGCTCAATTCCGCCTGGCTGAATGAATCCGCCACGCTGTTTCGTCGCAAGTATTATCAGAACGGCGCGCACGCGGGTTACATCATGTACGTGACCGACGCGGCGCAAAGCAGCACCGACGTTGAGGCGCTGCGCTCCGCGATGCGCGACTCGAAAGGGCTCGGGAATTTCAAAAACCTGTTTTTCTACGCCCCGAACGGGAAACCGGATGGCATTAAGATCGTGCCGCTGAGTGAGGTCGCCACCAAGGATGATTTTTTTAACATCAAGAAGGTGAGCGCCGCTGACCTGCTCGATGCGCACCGCGTACCGTTCCAGCTCATGGGCGGCAAGCCTGAAAATATCGGCTCGATGGGGGATATTGAGAAGGTGGCGCGGGTGTTTGTGCGTAACGAGCTGACGCCGCTGCAGGAGCGGTTTAAAGAGATTAACGATTGGTTGGGATTTGAAGTGATAAAATTTAAGGTTTATAATTTAGAGTGACTTAAAAAGGGAGTGCATGTCGTGCACCCCTTTTTACTTATAAGATCGTAACGATTTTATTTTTAAATTGATGATGTAAGCTCCTACATATCCCATTTTTATATTCAGCAGATGCGTATTCAAAAAAACGTTTAGCTAGGTTTATAATGAATTTATTATTATTTATCAGTTTTAATATTTTATCTTCAGCACTAGTTAGATTATAATCATCCTTCGTTAGTTCTTTAGTAACTAAACTTACACGGGAATTTGTGTCATCCTCGAAACACCAGGAGTTACCTTTAAATTGATAGTTCACCTCCCCTCGAATTTCTGAAGGGTTAAATTTTTGATCATTTACCGCTATGAAATTCTTGTGAGCCAACAATTCCATTTCTAACGATGAATATTCGTCATGATCTTTTTTGCACTCAACAATTAACTGATTTATAATTTTCACCCATATTGCCCATGCATCCTTATGAGATCCTCCTCCTTTTTCGTTTTTTGTTATTATCAATTCCTTACAATCTATTGAAAACTCAATTGTACTAAGACCAGAGCGTATTCCATCCATTGGAACCAAAGAACCTTCCTTAATCTTTCTGATGGCTCTATCATCAATATTTGTCAAGCTATAGCCAAATATTCGCATTAAATAATGAACGGAATAATACGCCGCGTAATAGTGCTCAACTACTTGCCATGATAAATTATGCTGCTGTATTTGCCGCGATCTCTCTAAGGAGACCATTGCTGCAAGAAAAAATTTATGTGCCTCACCTGCTATAAATTTCCCAAACTTTACATCATCTATTATTAACATATCAATAATTTGTGGTGAAGCTGGAATTGCGGGTGCGACTTCTGTAGCAGGGATTTTAGAAGTCGCAGGGGTAAAGCCTCTCACAAGAAAGTCTAAGTTTTCTAAATTTTCACTAAACCTAGTAACACTTTTTTTTCTCGCTCCAGCAACAAGCTCTCTCGAAAAATGAGAGAAGATACGTAGTAATTTATCATCATTACTCATATTGTCAGATTTCGCTTAAGGAGTTTTTTGTCCAATGCCTCTATAGATTTAGCAGTCGTTCTGCTATTCAATAAAGCGTCGGCATTATTATCAATACTTCTTGAGAGATAACGTTTGTGTTCGCTAATCAAAGAAAGTTTGTCTGGTGCATTATCAGAAATAATAGATATAATAGCCTTACTATGCCCAATCAATATTTTGAAGGAGGTTGGCTTAGTAATTATGGTATTAAAGTCAACAGAGTAATGCTGCAATGCATCTTTTACTGCATATAAGTACGCATTGATAATCCCATACAAATTATCAGGATTATCAATATTAAAAGTTTTTAATAGCGGTTTAAATGCCTCGTAAAAAGTTACCTTTGACAATTTTGAGCGCTGCTTTTCAAATCGTGATAATTTATTTTTTAAGCAACTATCGTTCTGTTGTTCAAACAAAGTAAATATAATATCAAGAAGCGCCTCTTCACTTGTTTCCGTAGCTGCTAGTTTCTTTATATCAAGTAATAACTCTTTTGGAACTGGCTTCTGTTGAGTATTAACATCAATAAATATTTTTGCTTCCTGAACAGGTGAAAGGTCGGTAAAAATTACTACAGGTACTCGCAGTTTGATTTCATCAAAACCCATTTCATTCAACATTCTAAAACCATAGACACGATGTTGACCATCTATAATCAGAAATGAGGAGGGGTCAACATTAAATCCCACTGTTTTATTCTTACTTAAATACTCAAACCCTGCCTTAGGCTGCGCAGAAATAATAATACTTGACGGAATAACATTACCTTTTCGTATATATTCTGCGATAGCCGCTGCCCTTTTTTCATCCAATGAGCGTTGGAAGCCCGAGATCGGATCTTCATCACGTGGATTAGTGGAGCAACATTCTGCAATAACATCGATTGGGAGAGTTAATGTATAAAATTTATGCTGTCCTTGAGTGATTAAGGAAGCACTGAAGAACTCACGTTCAGCCATGATTCAGTCCTATGAAAATTTTTTTAACCCGTTCATTGTTGATCTTAATTGCCCAAAAAACAAGGACAAGTAACCGCGCGCAGTGCTATCCCCGCCTCGCCTGCGCGCTTAACGGGGCGCTTATAATGCAGGTGCATCAGGGGCCAGAAGCCGTGCCAGCGCTGGCGCTGACTGGCAAAAGCTGGAGTAAAAAACGGATGCAAATTCATGCACCTGATGCATGCAGAGCTTAATTACGAGAAAATCGCGAGTAAATGGCATAGCAAGACCGGCATTCTGAGTGCCGGTCTTGTGCCTTGATGCAAGCATCAGTTTTGCCATGAAATGATGTCGTCCAGACCAGAAAGCAGGTCGGGAAAGTAACTTTCATCAATATCGAAGGAATCATCAAGGGTAATACTGTCAGCATGGTTTTCAGGCTTAAGTACCATAGTAACGCCAACAGCCCCGGCAAAATGTGCCTGATGAAACTTAAGCACAACCTGCTCGAATGCCGAGGTTAAATTAATATCCTTAAATTTCGCCCCTGTCTTTAAGGCCTGATGGAAATCATGTGTATCATTCCTGAACTGCTCTAACTGACCGACAAAAAACTCTGCAGCAAACTCTGTTTTTAAGGCAGGGATTGAGAATTCAACCCAAACCATTATACGGCTATAGGCAGGCTCTTCGGGCTCAGCCAGCCTTTCATAAGGCGTTAATTTAAGGTGTCTGTCACCGCTTGTGATATCTATCATGATCCCCCCTTACGGCATGTACTGAAAATGCATGATAGTCCAGTCAGCTTCCCTGACCAAAACCTCAAGACGGTAAGACTTATAAATATAAGTGCCTTTATTTTGCCTGTCTTCCACAAGCTTATACATACGAGCCTCGTAACGGAAAAGCCCTGGCTTTTTGAGAGGATCCGGCGTTCTTATGCCATAACGAATGGCCTTTTCCTGAATCTGCAAAGGCACATAACGACCTGGGGTCAGCATGTGTTTTGCCGATGACTCACTCATCCTGAGGGCGCGAGCTGATAAGCCCATTTTTAGGCGGCCACGCAAGAGACTGATGGTAGCCTCACTGAGCCTCACAGTTACGGCGGCTTTGACACCACTTTCCAGTAACGCCTGGCCTGCCCGCAAAAGACGAAATGCACCAAAAGCAATTAAAGCGAAGTCTGTTGGGTCAATCAGGGGGGCTTCTAATGGTGCTTCTTCCAGCCTGACAAACATACCGTCTGCATCATAAATCTGCCATAAACCGGGAGCCTGAGCGACGGAATAACCAATACACATCCCGCTTTCGTCATCAACGATGGGTTTTGAGTTCAGTGGAGGATTGCGGGGGCGAAATTCGAAATATTCACCGGCTGGCAATGTAGAATGGAAGGTGTAGAAACGTCCTGGTTCGTCTGTAATTAATCCAACGCTCATTGTCATGATTTCCTTTTGGGCTAACCTTTGAGTCATCATAAAGGACGTTTTTACTTCAATCTACTTTTCCTGATTCTGATTTTATCGACTTTGAAGCTAACGCCTCGCAGGGCTCGTTGTTCAACACCACCGACACTGAAAGCGAGTTTCAGCACCGGCGGCGTTTGTTATCGTCCACGTGGCGGCGGAATTATCGGACCTATCACCGGTGTAGCCCCCTCAATTTTCGTAGCGCTGATCTCGCTATATTTGCGGTGATTTTCTCTTACGATAATTAGCCATCTGAATAAATAATCTTTCATAAAGCCCACTCCATTTGAGTTGAATTTCCAGGCCACTCGTCAGCAGCCGGATATTTGAATCTTTTCTCGCCATAAATCACCGTTGCACCACGCGCCAACGCGTCGAGCTCCCACCGTTCCAGGGTAATGCCCTCCTGAGCTAAGTCGAAACGAATTTTTGCGACGCGATCCCTTTCGGACTTTGTCATCCGGGCTGATGGCGCTTGCTCGCTGGTTTTGAGCGGCGCATTGCTTCTTTGCTGCCGATTTTTGCGCGGATCGCCAGCTTTTAACGCCCCGTTTAGCACCTTCACGACGTCGGGCTCATTCCAGCCGATTACCTCGCGCTCAATCAGATTTAACACCGCTGCGGCTTGCTCAGGCGGTGTGGGGGTCATAACTGGATCGCCACCGCCGGTGAGCTTTCCACAGTTATTGACAGGACTCCGAGGCGCGGCAGAGCCGCTTTTTAAGGTCAAAGGCTCAACGGCCAAAACCTTTGGTACGATTCGCCATTCGGCTGTACGGGTTACATGGACACGGTGAGCCCCGAGGTGAGGGGCATAAATCCCGACAACCCTCTCTATATCTTCCTCGTATTCGTTGACCTCATCCGTCACCTTACGGGCGACCCTGACGGCCTGAGCATCACGCGGCATGTTTGCCCCACCCTGCGCGATGATGTACCGCTCAAAATCCCCCTCATCTGCAGCTGCTCGCGCGGCCTCGACCCTGTCGTCAAACTCGCAGGCAATACTCACCCCGCGCGGCAGTTTGCGCAGTTCGCGGTAAGCGCCCATCGTCGGGAGACCAATCGGTTTAAACTGCGGGATACGCCATGTTGACGCCCATGCGGTGACGGCTGCGGCCGTATCTTTCAGAGGCTTGCCGGTGTCGTGATCGAGCTGGCCGTCAAGCGCGTAACCGTCGATATTTTTTGCAATGTATTTAGCGATATAACCCGCCGCCCCGCCCTGATTAAGATGGCGTGACTCAAAGCGCTGTTTTGCCGCGCCCTTTTCGTGTCCGTCCTCTTTGAGGGCATAACGACGCATAATTTCGTTAATGGCTTTACGCTGACCGGGTTTGCAAAACAGCATCATGTGCCAGTGTGGCGTGCCGTCGTGGTGCGGTTCGACAACGCGCATCCCGTAAACATCTAAATCGTTATCTTTGAAAGCTGTACGCATCAGGCTCCAGATTCGGCATAGA